CGGCATCTACACCTTCCTGTCGTCATGCATTGAATCAAGTAGAGAGAGATATCCGCAGAAAGTTATCACTCTAGGCATTCGTTCGTGATACAGCAGTTGGGGGGTATGTGCCCCCCTTATGTGTTGCCCGCCGTGATGCCCCCCCGTATATAAAATCGCTAACTTCCCTAAGCTATAAACGACCCAGATCGACTTCGTTATTTCTCTCTCATAAAAAATTTTTTTAATATATAAAAAATGGCAACAGGATTCAAAGATATGCAAAAAAATCCGCAGGAAAATTTAACGACTGTAGAGATCGATCCAGTAACCGGTGAGTATTATGTCACAATCCCTCAATGGATTTGTGATGAGAAGGGATGGTACGAGGGAGTAGAAGTAAACGTCGAGGTTGAGAACGACTGCATTATTATCAGAGATCTTGACTAAGCATAGATAGAGTGTTATGATACTGACGTAGTTACTTACAGTTATGGCTAAAGGATTTACTGTTAAAGCAAAGACTCCCAAACCATCCGAGAGCAACCAGGAGGAATGGGACTATGATAAGGCAAAAGAAATGATCAAAGGCAAGGCCGTTGTGTTTTGCCTACCTGGTAGAGGAGTCTCCTATGTATACCTCAAAAACTTTGTACAACTTTGTTTTGATCTGGTGCAAGCGGGTGCAAGCATTCAGATCTCGCAAGATTATTCATCAATGGTAAACTTTGCAAGATGCAAGTGTTTAGGTGCGAATGTACTGCGAGGACCGGATCAAATTCCCTGGGACGGGAAGTTGCACTATGATTATCAGTTATGGATTGATAGTGATATTGTATTCAACACTGACAAGTTCTGGCAATTAGTTTTGATGGACCAGGACATTGCAAGTGGATGGTATTGTACCGAAGACGGTCGTACCACGAGTGTTGCACACTGGATGGAAGAAGATGATTTCCGTAACAATGGTGGTGTAATGAATCATGAAACACTTGAGAGTATTTCAAGACGTAAGAAACCATTTACTGTGGACTATACAGGTTTCGGATGGGTACTGATCAAGAACGGAGTCTTTGAGCACTCTGAGATGAAGTATCCATGGTTTGCACCGAAGATGCAAGTCTTTGAGTCTGGAGAGGTACAGGATATGTGTGGAGAAGATGTATCATTCTGTCTCGATGCTATCGAAGCAGGTTTTAAAATCTGGTGTGATCCTCGTATTAGAGTTGGTCACGAGAAGACAAGAGTCATCTGATGAAACAGACAAAATATACAATCCTCCATAAAGGGGAAGTACTTTACAAGAACTTGACGGAGGATGAGTATTTTGATATTATGGAGGACCTTTCGATAGAGTATTATCAGAAAGGTTCTCCAAGACCGCAAGATCTTGAAACAAAAATGTTTGAAATTTAAGGAGTATTATGGCAGTTCGTTCAAAGATTGGTGCTCAGAAGGGTGTTTTTATGCCCGGTAAGCCGAAAAAAACTCGTCAGGGCACGGGCAAAAATACAAAGTATGCGGCAACGTCGCGTAACTCGGCTCGCAAGAAGTATCGTGGTCAAGGTCACTAATACATACTTGTAGTAAAATAAGGTAACCATGGCATGTTTGATTGCAAACCTTCCGTCAGTAGAGGTATGGGTTCGTAAAGAATATCTCACGGATCATCAAAGTGGGCATGGTGAATTTGTAAAGGGCGTCTGGGTTTCGGTTAAGTCGATTCCTGGACGTGCTTTTTATTTTGAGACCTATTTACCAGAGTATGCGGCAATGTACGATAAACTGCCGATCAGTGCCTTTGTTTGGAAACCCGAAATTCCAACACCAGATATGAGTTTGCCAAATCTACAGTTTTGGAACTGTATGGATTATGGTGTTGTTTCTGTGGATAAAAAGTTTATTGGTTCAATGGACTTTGAATGCTATACGAGAGATCATGGCATCGTAAAAGGAACATATGTCTGTACGATCGATAACTATCATCATGATCCAGACTATGTTGACTATGCCACAAGTGAAAATCCTGCCGAACACAAGTCACATAACCTTATTGAACTTGAAAATGGACAATATGCACTGTATCCAAACAACAGATTGCGTATTTTTGACAATAGTTTGACTCCTGTCGAACCAAAAATGCCTGATTTTAAGGTTTCGACTCAATATTATCAGGTTGAGAATGGATATGATCGTCTTGGAATGGGTAGAGAAGACGAATATCATTGGAAAACTGCCAAAGAGCGTGAAGAAGAGGAAAATAAATAGTCCTAAGGGATAGCAACCCCTCAAAAAGTTCTGATTTTCAATAATCAGGAGCAAAAATGGGCAATTCACCAGTAGATCGTGATTCGGAATACATGTATCAGATGTGGGGAACCACAAATTTGATTACAGACTATTGGAAAAATCCACAGGCAACAAATGATCCTGAAGAAAAAGTACTTTCTGAGGTCATGCACGATAAGGCAAAACGTCATAACTTCAAAAAACAAGCAGAATTACATGAGAAAATCCGTAATGATGAGGATTATGATGATTGGGAGTATGGAACTGAACCAATTTACGAATGAGGGTATAAATAAAGTCAGAAAACTCTAGTCAAAATGGCAAATCGGAGGATATCTAGAACATTTAAGGATATTAGTTTATCATTTGATCCACATCCTGTTACTAAAGACTTACCTGTGCTCAAAAATGAGGCAGCAATTCGTAGGTCTGTGAGAAATATTGTTCAAACGATACCCACCGAAAAGTTTTTTAATCCATTATTTGGATCAGACGTAAGAGGAAGTCTTTTTGAGTTTATTGATTTTGGTACTGCATCAGTAATCAGTGATCAAATTCAAATATCGATTGAAAATTTTGAACCAAGAGTCGATAATTTACAAGTCGAAGTCTTCCCAAGACCAGATCAAAATGAATTCGAAGTTACCGTAGTTTTTGATATTATTGGTCAAGAGTTTCCGACACAAGAATATTCGTTCCTATTAGAGGCAACCAGATAATATGCCTTTTACAAAATTTACAGATCTCGATTTCGATCAAATAAAAGAGTCCATTCGAAGTTATCTTCGTGCTAATTCTGACTTTTCAGGATTTGACTTCGAGGGCTCTAACTTTTCTGTATTGATCGATACTCTCGCATATAATACTTATATTACGGCATTTAACTCCAACATGGTTGTGAATGAGTCCTTTCTGGACTCTGCAACCCTCCGTGAGAACGTTGTATCACTTGCAAGGAACATTGGGTACGTACCAAAGTCAAGGACTGCTGCAAAGGCATCTGTGACCTTTACGATTAATGTAAGAAATACAACCACACCGACATTTGTATTGAAAAGAGGACTTACTTGTGTTGGAAATACGAATGATACGTCATATACATTTTCAATTTTAGAGGATATTCAGTTACCAACTACAATAACAGATATTACAATAGATGGTGTTCCCACTACTCAAAGAACTGCCACATTTGAAAATATTGAAGTAAGTCAAGGAACATATCTTACAAAAGAATTTGTAGTCGATTCTTCTCTTGATCAAAGATTTATTCTTGACAACTCTTTTATCGATACATCAACGATTAAAGTATATGTAAAGAAAGAAAATGATTCTGGATTAGGTATAGAATATAATCTGATTGATAATATTACTGATGCAACTGGATCCTCGTACATCTATTTGATTCAAGAGATTCAGGATGAAAAGTATCAACTCTTGTTTGGTGATGGACTGATTGGTAGAAAATTAGAAACGGGTGAAATTATTACAGTAAACTATTTGGTTACAGATGGAAAAGATGGTAATGGTGCCGCAAACTTTTCTTTCTCTGGAAGAATAGTCGATAGTAATGGTAATCCAGTTTCACCACAACCATTTACTGTTACAACGACACGATCATCTCAGAATGGTTCAGAAATTGAAACTATAGATTCTATCAAGTATTTTGCACCAAGAATTTACTCCTCGCAGAATAGAGCAGTTACTGCGCGTGATTATGAAACGATTATTAAATCGATTTATTCAGACACGGAATCTGTGTCTGTTGTTGGTGGTGAAGAACTTGATCCACCAGAGTTTGGAACGGTTCAAATCTCAATCAAACCTAAAAATGGATTTTTTGTATCCGATTTTAATAAGTCAAGAATATTATCAAAACTAAAACAGTATTCGATTTCTGGTATTAATCAAAAAATAGTTGATCTTAAAATATTGTATGTTGAAGCAGATTCATTTGTTTATTATAATGATTCTATGGTATCGACTGCAAATGATCTGAAAACAAAAATATCCAACTCACTTACAAATTATTCTCAATCAACAGATTTAAATAAGTTTGGTGGTAGATTTAGATACAGTAAAGTACTCAGAACTATCGATAGTACTGATACTGCTGTAACATCAAATATTACAAGAATTAAGATAAGAAGAAATTTGGTAGCACTTTTGAATCAGTTTGCACAATATGAGTTATGTTTTGGTAATCAATTCCATGTTTCTGATCAGGGCAAAAATATCAAATCGACCGGATTCAGAGTATCTGGAGAACCTGATATTGTTTATTTGACTGATGTTCCAAATGCAGATAAAAAAACAGGAATTTTATCAATTATTAAGAACTTATCTGATGGTACTGTAAGGGTTATTGCTAAGTCTGCAGGAACAATTGATTATGTAAAAGGTGAAATAAATCTGGGAACAGTGAATATAGTCTCTACAGTGAAACCAAACAATGTCATTGAAATACAAGCTTTCCCAGAATCTAATGATGTAGTTGGTTTGAGAGATCTTTATATCAATTTTGATATTTCAAAAACCAAAATAAATATGATTAAAGATGTTATTTCATCTGGTGATGAAATATCTGGAACTGTTTTCAACAGAGATTTTTACACATCAAGTTATTCAAACGGAAGTTTAATCAGAGAGTAGTATGATACAGACTGGGATTGAATCTAGAGTAAAGATTCAGGATATAATTTCCAATCAGTTGCCAGAATTTGTCTTGGATGAAAGTCCAAAGGCAGTAGATTTTTTAAAGCAATATTATATTTCTCAAGAATATCAGGGTGGACCTGTTGATATTGTAGAAAATTTAGATGAATATTTAAAGGTAGATAACCTCACCCCAGATGTGGTTGTTGGTTTTACCACACTATCATCTAATATTGGTGTAGATGATACTACTATTACTGTTTCAAGTACAAAAGGATTTCCTAATCAGTACGGACTTTTAAAAATAGACAGTGAGATTATAACTTATACTGGTACTACATCAAATACTTTTACTGGTTGTGTTCGTGGTTTTTCTGGTATTACCAGTTATCATGCAGATTTAAATGAAGAAGAGTTAGTATTCTCTACATCAACCGCAGCATCCCATAGTGGTGGTGTAAAAATACAGAACTTAAGTTCACTATTTTTAAAAGAATTTTATAAGAAATTAAAATTTACATATACTCCAGGATTTGAGGATAGAGTTTTTGATTCCAAAATAAACGTTGGAAACTTTATTAAAGAAGCAAGGTCTTTCTACGAATCAAAAGGAACAGATGATTCGTTTAGGATTTTATTCAATGTATTATATGGAGAGAACCCAAGGATTATCAATCTTGAAGAGTATTTGATTAAGCCTTCTGATGCAGAGTTTATTAGAAGGGAAATATGTGTTGCTGAGGTTATTTCCGGCAATCCATTAAAAATAGTTGGTCAAACATTAACAAAAACGACAGATGATGCTACTAATGCATCGATATCTTCTGTTGAAGCATTTACAAGAAATCAAAAGCAATATTTTAAAATCGGATTATTCGTTGGATATGATGACAATAGTAGTGTTCAAGGAAATTTTTCAGTTACACCTAGTTCAAAAGTTTTAGAGAATATAAGTATAGGATCTTCGGTAATATCTGTAGATTCCACCATCGGATTTGGACAAACGGGTATATTGTATTCTGGATCAAATATTATCACATACTCTGACAAAAGTATTAATCAGTTTTTAGGATGTTCTGGAGTTACTAGTGATATTACTGCCACTGATAATATTCATTCTGATGATACTTACTTTACCTATGAAGATGGTGATATCACAAAGAAAGTTGTTTTGAGACTTACTGGTGTTTTATCTGATTTTGTACAAAAGTCAAAAACTATTTCTGTCAATGAAGGTGATATAATAACTGTTAAAAATGTTGGTACTTTAGTCAAAAATCCAGAACAAAATAAAACGTATAAAGAAATTTTTGCAAATTCTTGGATCTACAACACTAGTCCTTCTGTCAGTATCGATTCTTTTGATGGGACATCAGTTATATTAAAAACGACTGTAGACAAATCTCAGTTTAAAAGAGGAGATCTTGTAGAGTTTATAGATGAAACAACAAACACTGTTGTGTTTCCAACCGAATTTTCAACTAACCCATATATTGATGCCGATATACCTCTACAATCCAAATCATTATCTATAGGAAATTTAACTGGATTCAGTCCAGTTTCAAGTAAAAGTTACAAGATAAGAAGAAAGATCAACAAGGCAAACAGTGCCTCTGTCCCATTTAAATATGGAAATAATAGTATTATTTCAGATGTTCAAAATCTATACTTAGATAATGATAATGATGATTATGCATATGTTGCATCAAATTCTCTTCCCTCTTGGGGAAATGGATTTGGAAATACATTTACTTATAAAATAACAAAAACTTTGAATTCGGCATCGATTTCTGCAACTTCCGGAAGTCTATCGGATTTAGATCCTGCAACTGGTTTATATACCTCTATATTATTTGATACTAATGCTCCCTTCATTAGTGGAGAAAGGATCCAATACAGAGCATCTGGAACCCCTCTCAATGGATTACCTGAAGGTCCTTACTATGTTAAAGTTTTATCCAACCCCAAAAAGATAAAACTTTTCACTTCCAACTCATTTTTAGATTCTGATTCTAATGCCATTCAGTTTGAGTCCTCAACAACACCACTAGAAACACATAGTTTTGTTTTATATTCCCAAAAATCGAGGACGATAAATCCACAAAAAGTTTTAAAGAAATTTACTCTAAATCCAAATATTGAGAATGGGATTGGGGAAAAAACAATTCCAGGAACAACTGGAATGTTGATTAATGGTGTCGAAATTTCCAACTATAAAACTTTTGATAAGATTTATTCTGGTCCTATTGAAAATGTAAATATTTTGAATGGAGGATCTGATTTTGATGTAATAAATCCTCCACAAATAGTAGTTTCGGCAGGATTAGGAACAACT